GAACGGAATGAATTGCACCTGCAAGTTTAATTGCAACATAAATCGGCGGTGCTTTCCTGGCTTCCCTATCGGCTTGAAGCTGCGAAGCAATTGCAGGAGCTTGAATTGCATAACCAAGAGGCAAAGCGTCACCGGTATTCAAGTTAAGCACCGGTAAACCTTTCCAAACACCAGGGGCGATGAAGCCCACAATAACAAACTGATTGCAAATGCTATTTATTGCATTAATAATTTGTGCAACTCCATCTTCAGTTTGGGAAATCTTCAAAGCACCGTAAAGCAAATCCATTACACCTAATTGAATCTGGTTAGCTAGAATATCAAGTTGTATAACTTCATCAAAGAAAGTACCGTTAACCATTACCCCTTGTTCGAAGATGTTATAAAAATCTCCGTAATTCAGGTAAACATTAACATTTTCGTTTTCAAGAGAAGTAATCGCACCAGGAGTCAGATTCTCAACAACAGAACCTGTGAGCCTTTTGTTTTTCAAGGTGTAAGAACTTTTTGCAACACCATTTTTAATCAGGTTGTTTTGCCCCATTGCAAAACCCATTGCAGAAGCAACAGAGGCAAAATCAGTTGAAAACTGAATCAACGTTTTTTTGTAACCAAGAATTTTAAGAGCAGTTGCTAAGTTACCTTCTGCTAAGATAGTAGCGACAGAGTTAACACCGCCATTCATAGCAACGACAGTTGCAGTAATGTTTAAAACATTTTCGGTAGTAATTACAATAGTGTTACCTGAAGTCCCAGATTCATTTGCAGTAAAATTAATCTTACCTACTGCAACGGCGTCAATTTCAGAAGTAAAAGGTAAACTGTAACCGGCTAAAAGATTGTTAAAATAGGTAGTAAATTGCTCAATTTCTTGACCTTCAGTTAAAGCAGAAAACGGAATAATTTGGCTAATTGTAATACCATTCACAATTAAAGTTGTTTTTATCATTTCTCCTGCTTCAGCAGTAATGCCGCTGAAGGTAATAGAACCGGTTGCAATCACGCCGGTTCCAACAGGATTATAAATTTCATCATCATCAGTGCTAATCACATAAACAGTAGTAGGTTGACAAGTTTCTACAAAAGCAGAAATTTCAAGGTGATCCGCTTTAACGGCACCAGGGGCGCAACCTACGTACCATTCCTTATTTTTATTCCTGCAATCAGTAAATGCTGCTAAGAAAGTTTCAGCAGCGGTTTTTTCACCGATGAATAGTCTGTAAGCTGCACCGTTGCCAAAGTAGTTATAAAAGTTTTCCACAAACTTACTAGCGGCAACGTATTCTTCGCTGTCGGTAGTAAAACCATCGGTAATCATTTGAGCAATGTTGGTATAAAGTCTTGCTCTTTCAACTGCACTAATTACATGAGAAGTCCCAAGAATAAGCATGGAACTAAAAGAACTTCTAGGAGCAGCAGCAGGAGAAACATTTACAACTACATCAACAATATTACTTAAGTCTTGGGTTTCCATGTTTTAAAATCTCCTTTTAATTTTGTACAACATTAACGGTTGTTTCACTTGTTTCCGATTTAACAACTATTTTGGCAGAAGTAATATTGTTAACTTCATCATAAATTGTAACATGATTATTGTAGGTAATGTTAAATTCTGTTCTATGCCACCATTGACCTTGAAACAGTTCTTTTATTCTAACCGGTGCTTTATCATCAGGCACCATAAACAATTGATTTTGAGTTAAAATATATCTGTTTGAAAGCTTGAACAATTCATTTTTGATAAGTTGTGAATTTTTGTAAGAATTGGGACCGTATAGCAAAAAGTTTACTGTTATAACTCTTGTGTAATCCACTTTCTCACTTGACGTAATATCATCAACATTTAATCTTGTTTTATCTCTTTGCTTGTTTATTTCATCATCAGATTCAGTGCATTTCAAAAAACAAACATCTTCGCTTATTTTCCAAGCTGGCGCACCTACTTCCGGCCAAGACAACCTAACAAAATAATAAGGGTTAAAAGGCTGTGCTTCTTGTCTATCGCCATTTTTCCAAGCTTTCCAGGTTGCAGCTTGTTCATCAAATCCTAAAATAGAAATGACTAAATTCTGAAATATTTTATTTAAATCATTGTCAGTTAATAAAAAGTTTTCAGGCATTTAGTTACCAGATATTCTAGTTGCAATAGCTTTGTATAATCCAAAATCAGAATAATCTAAAAGCTTTACTATTTTATACAATTCGTTTTTGAATCTAAGCTTATCTGAATTACCTCTATCTGTATCATTGTTTCTAGTTACAAATAAAGGAATTGAACTATAAAAGGTCATAGAACCGCTAATTCTATCGGCTTCTGGTACTTGCTCTAAATCTTTTGTATTTGTGGGGAGAACAGCGGAATAATCAGGAATTTCGGTTATTGTTTCAGTAAAACCACCTTCATCAAAAAAGCCATTAGAACGCAATATTGTATAATCTTTGGCGTAATCAGGATCATTTATAATATCTGCAACATCAATCATTTTATTATATCACTCCAAAGAATGGTTTTAACAGGAACAATTGATTTACGTATTGCAACCACATAAATTATACTTTTGCGTAATTCAGCGGTATCTATTAAAGGTCTTGAAATGTTTTTATCGGTTATATCTATTTGTTCAGCTACTTCTGAAAGTGTAGCCTTTTTTAATCCTATTAACTTTCCTAAGTCTTTTGCATTCATCTTGGAAAGTTTAGCTTTAGCTGTTGCTATTGAGTTTGGCGGCCAATTGTTTCTAGGATCAGTAAACCATGCTCTTGTTGCATTTTGCCCGATTAAACCGGCTTTTGCTAAATGCTTTTGGCAAGCATCGGGATTCTTGTTGAATATTGATTCAGCAGCAAGTTTCAATTCTTCAACAATTCTATCTTTGTTTTCTTTTAGTTCTATTGCAGGTTCTATGATTGCCCGTTCGGGAATGTGATTTAAAGGAGAACCGTTTGTGTGAATGTAGCATAATTCAGCATTTGTTATTTGTTCACCTTTTCTACTGCTTTTTTCTTCAGGAATACCAACATAAACTTCTAAACTTTTAACTTCATCAAGAAGTCTAATTAATTCTTTAGTTTTGTCAATAGTGGTTACATTTAACATCAACAAATATACATTCCACCCATTCCCACAATACTTGCTTGTGAAATGAGTTGTTGCCCGAAAGAGGTTAAATTCCAGCTTCCCCATGCTTCCCATCCGTTAGAGATTGTTTGATAAGAAGCCGATACACCGTCAACAGCTTTGGAAACTTGAATAGCTTTAGCCATTCCTGCTTGACCAACAGTTTTAGCATTTGCACCGGTAGGAGTAGAAGATTGCAAATAAAGTGTTGCATAATGAGCAACAAAAAGCGCCATTGCAAAATGCCACAAATCAAACCATCTTGCTTGTTGAATACAACTAGAAGCTAGATTTATGAACATTTGCAAAATCGCTTGCGGCACAACACCTGTAAAACTTCCATCTTCTGCAACAGTTCCGAATTGCGGATAAATAGCAACAAAATCTGAAATTCCGTAAGCGGGATTGTCACCAAAGCGAATGTTAGACGCATTAGCAACAACCCCGCTAGCGGAATAATCGCTAATCCCATAAGCAGCGTCAAGCCAATTATTGAGATTAGGTTGACTCATTGTTATTTCCCTTTTGCCGCATCGGTAGAAGGAGCGGTCCAACCTTCAGGCTTTTTATCATCGGTAGAAGGAGCAGAAGCCTTATCTTTACCTGCAACAGCAACTTCAACCTTAATTTCTTCGATATCACCGTCTTGCTTACCCCATTTAAACATATCATCTTCAGCAACCCATTCAGGTACATCATGGAAACCAAGAGGGGAGGTTTTAACAACTTCCCTTGCGCCGTTGACCTGTTTAGAAGGATCAGGATTGACAAAACCAAAAGCTTTTTTAGTGTAAATTCTCATTTAATTCAACTCTCCTTTTGTTGTGATTTGAACAGCTTGCAAAACTTCCCTAGCTTTTACACCAGGGAAGTTTTAAATGCAATTCAAATTATCTTAGATACCGTCAAAGTAGCCGGTAGGTTGCAGGTAAAGAAACTTAGGTACACCGATTTGACCTACATAAAGCGTCAAGTAAGCAGCTTCTTTAACGTCCGGTGCAGTCATTGCCCTATTAATAGGAACAGTTTGGTCAAAGTAAAGGCGGTCTTCATCATTTACATAACCTACCATCCTATCAACACCGGCAGCACCGGCAGCTTTGCACCACC